GGTACCCCCTGGAAAACTGGGGGATGTGTATGAACGTAAACACTTCCGGAAATGGAACCGCAAACATGGACGAACAACTAGACGATTTTGCTGACAGAATTTTTGCTTTAATTTCTAAAAGAGATAAACCAAAAACTATTCGTATTGAATTTGTAGGTTTTGCTAATCAAGATGAAATGAAACTCTTTCAAGATTTTATTGCTGTAACTTTAGGCATCAATCAATTTAAAGATGATAATATTATTGATCGTGCAAACATGACGATACATTAATGCATATTAAGATACCGTATTCTCCAAGGAAAGAACAACGAGAAATACATGAAGCTTTAGATAAACACCGTTTCGCTGTTCTCTTATGTCATCGTAGATTTGGTAAAAGTTATTTATCGCTGCATCATTTGATACGTCATGCGTTTCGTAATCCGCTGCCTAATCCACGGTATGCGTATATTGCACCAACCTTCAAGCAAGGGAAGTCTATTGCTTTTGATTATTTAATACAATTTACAAAAAGTATTCCAGGGGTAAAAGTTAATGCTTCTGAATTAAAAGTAGATTTACCAAACGGTGCCAGGATAAGTATTTTATCTGGAGAAGTAGGGGAGTCAATTCGTGGAAACTATTTTGATTTTTGCGTCATTGATGAAGCTGCGGATATGGAAGAAAAAGTTTTTACATCAATTATTTTACCAGCCTTGTCAGATCGCAAGGGAGGTTGTTTGATATTGGGAACTCCTAAAGGAACAAATAATTTTTTTTATAATATTTATAAACGAGCATGTATCGATCCTAAGTGGTATGTGAAAGTCTATAAAGTATCGGAAACAAAACTCCTGGATGAAGAAGAACTCCAGCAGCTGCGTGATACTATGTCGGATGATGAATACCGACAAGAATTAGAATGTGATTTCTCCGCTGCCATCTCTGGATCAGTTTATGGCAAGATTATGGAGAAGATGGAAGATGAAGGAAGAATTGGTAATGTACCATATGATCCTGGATTTAAAATTAATACCGCCTGGGATTTAGGTGTTGGAGACTCCACCGCTATAATTTTTTTTTATACTGCTGGAAGAACAGTTTATATTTGTGATTACTACGAAACAAGTGATGAGGGTCTGCCGCACTTTGCTAAAATTTTAGAAAAGAAAGCAGATGAGTTAGGATATTTTTATGGAGATCATATTGCTCCATTTGATATTGAACAACGAGATTTTTCTAATGGAGTAAGCCGAAGAGAAACAGCTTATGAATTAGGTATTCGTTTTCGTGTTGCACCGAAACTTTCTATTGAAGATGGATTACATGCAGCATCAATGAAACTTAATTCTGTGTGGATGGATCGTGAGAAGTGTGAAGGGTTAATCGATGCACTTAGACATTATCATCGCAAGTATAACGCATCGCTTAAAGTGATGGGAAAACCAGTACATGATTGGAGCAGCCACGGTAGTGATGCTTTTCGTACCATGTGCGTAGCAATGGATCAAGGAATTGGGGAACGTAAGGCTCCTCAACAAATTGCGGAGAATAATTATGATCCGCTAGAAGTAACAACAGGAGTAATTTAATGGGATTTTTAAAACCTAAAATAGTTATGCCGCCACCGTTACCGGAAATGAAACCGTTACCAGATGCTCCTACTATGGAAGATCCGGATGTGGTGGAAGCTGGTGAAGCGGAAGTAGCAACAACAAAAGGCAAAGGAAGAAAATCAACTATCCTCACAAGCAATCAAGGTTTGTTAGAAGATGCTGATACTTACAAGCCAACATTATTGAGTTAGATATGGGAGCATTAATTAAAAGAAAACCAAAAGAAAACTTGGTACCAAAACTTGTAGAAGATAATTATTCTAAACCAGATGTAGATGTAAAAGTACCCTCTCAATTTCAAAGACCAGTTGTTGGTGATAATAAAGTAGCACCTGTTAAATTTGAAGGTGATGTTTCTCCAGACACAGATGTAGTGAAAGATGGAGTTAAAAAACAAATGAAAAAAGGTAAAGCTAATACAATTATGACAGGGATGTTTGGTGATACATCAAAAGCAAATACTTATTCTAAATCATTATTAGGCGGATAATATGGGAGCATCAACAGTAACAACAAAGTCAAGAGATGTAGGGGGTAATGATAACAGACAAAATGATAGACAAAACCAACTACAAACACAAATAAATAAATTAAAAGCAAAAGGTCATACAACTGGTGCAGATGCTTTAACAAAGAAAAAACAAAATGAAGCTAAAGTTTACGATGGTGAAAAAACTTTAGATAAATTGGGATTAGGTATAAATCAATTACAAACAAGTAATCCATCAAGAATGCAAGGTTCACAAGACCAGGCAATTATTAGATCGAATATTGCATCTCTTCCAGGGATGTCAGTTACGGATAGTAGTGGTAAAGTTATGCGATCAAGTAACGGTGCAGCCATCTTAACAAGCAAAGGTCAAAAGATGTTAGATCAAAAAGGTTTGAGGTACGGTAATAAGGGTGCCATCAAAGCTAGTGCAGCACAAGAAGTATCACAAATGAAATTACAATCTGCAATGGCTCCAATATTTGCTAAACCGATTGTTAATAAATTATATCAACCATCTACTATTATGGGTGGAAAATATAAGGGTGGTACTAAAGCAGAAAGAGCACAAATAGAAAAAGATTTAAAGTTAGGTGATAAGAAATTATTTGGAGCACCAAAAGGGTATGACTCTGTATTATCAAAAAATATGTTGCTATCCGGTAAAGATCGTAAAGCATTCCTTCTAGGGGAAACAGAAAAACTATTAAAAAACAATTTAGGTGATTAATGATAACAAATAGAGCAAAAGATATTTTAGATCGGTACAGTAAATTAAAAGTAATGCGTGGTACCTGGGAGAGTCATTGGCAAGAGATTGGTGATTATTGTTTACCAAGAAGAGCCGATATAACAAAAAAACAATCCAGAGGATCAAAACGCACCGAACTAATATATGACAGCACCGCTATTCATGCAGCAGAACTATTAGCTTCATCATTACATGGAATGCTGACCAATGCAGCTTCCCCCTGGTTCTCGTTACAATTTAAAGATCCATCATTAAATAATGATGATGCGGTCAATGAATGGTTAGAAGAATGTACAAATCAAATGTACATGTCTTTTGCTCGTAGTAATTTTCAACAAGAGATCCATGAATTATATTTAGATCTTATTACCTTTGGAACTGGCTGCATGTTTATTGAAAGAAGTGATGAAGATGCACTTAGATTTTCAACCAGGCATATTTCAGAAATTTATATTCAAGAAAATGAAAAAGGAATTGTTGATACAGTATTCCGTAAATTTAAAATGTCCGCAAGAGCAGCTTTCAATATGTTTGGAGCCGCAACACAAGAAATAGAAAAATTACAAAAAGATAATCCATATGAAGAATTAGATTTTTTACATGTGGTAATGCCAAGAGAGAATAGAGATCCTAATAAGATTGATGATGTTAATAAACCTTTTACATCTATCTATCTAACAATAGATGGTAAGATGTTAGGGGAAGGGGGATTTAATGAATTCCCTTATGTGGTTCCTCGGTTTACTAAATCATCAGTAGAAATTTTTGGAAGATCACCAGCATTCACTTGTTTAAGTGATATTAAAATGCTGAATAAAATGTCGGAAACAATGATCCGTGCTGCACAAAAAACTATTGATCCTCCTCTCCTGGTTCCGGATGATGGTTTTATTATGCCAATTAAAACTATTCCTGGAGGTTTAAATTTTTATCGTAGTGGTTCAAGAGATAGAATAGAACCATTACAAATTGGAGCCAACATACCTTTTGGTTTAGAATACGAAAACCAAAGACGAGAAGCAATCCGCCAGGCATTTTTTGTCGATCAATTATTGATGGCACAAAATGTAACAATGACAGCAACAGAAGTATTGCAACGTAATGAAGAGAAGATGCGATTACTTGCACCGGTACTTGGAAGATTACAATCGGAAATGTTGCAACCGTTAATTGATAGGACTTTTAGTATTTTATTACGTGATGGTAAGTTACCTTCTCCACCGCCTACTTTACAAGGTATGGAGATTGATATTGAATATGTATCTCCTCTTGCAAGAGCACAACGTCAAGGTGATGTAAATGCAATGATGAGAGCATTAGAA